CTGTCCCGAAGTAGCGGATCATGCCGACCTCGGAGAGTTCATTTTTCTGCGCCTGTCCGCTCGGCAACTGGATCGACGGATTCGGAGTGAAGAGGTTCCGCGGATTCGCCGCGCCCTTGTCGGAGAATACGAGCGCCGCCTGCTGCGACGCGAAGCGGACGCCGGTCTTTTCGGCCTCGAGGATGCCGTAAAGCATCCGCGCCGAACGAGCGCACGCGTGGAAGTCGGAGACGCCGCGGAACTGATCCGAGCGGAACGGGTCAAAGTAATGGCAGAAGTTCGACGCCGGCACGTCCTCCGGGTCGAAGTAGACTCCGTCACGAGTGACGCGGAAAACGCGATACGCGACCGGACGGCCGAACTCGTCGACGATCACGCCTTGGTAATAGTTCGTCGGTTCGGCGGTCAGCGCGTTTGGATTGCCGATGCGCGTTGCCGGTACGATCTGGATCTTCAGTTCGTCATCGAGCCGCCGGAGGATGAAGCCGAAGTCGCCGTCCACCGGGCGCTCCTCGCAGCCGATCTGCACGAGCTTGCGGAACGAGTGCCGGCCGGTGACGTCGGCGCGCTTGCACCAATCGTGAAAGAATTCGTTGACGATGTTATTGTATGCCCGGTCCCCGGTCATCGCGGAGAACTCCTGCGGCGTGCAATAGAGGGAGAACTTGCGCGTGATCTCGCGAGCCTGCGGGAAATTCTCCACGAGGTCGCGTGCCTCCCAAAGCATTACGATTCTGTCCCGCGTCGTCTGCGTGCTTTCACTAGGTTGTCCCCATTGTTTCGGCGCGTAGATACGGTCGGTCATCGCCGCGTTGTACGCGAAGAGTTCCCGCTGGATTCTAGCCTCAAGGCGCTTGAGCGCGTAGCTTGGCGCGACCGTCTCGATGGCGCGCTCGTACCAAGGCCGCGCTTGTAGAACTTTGCGAAAATCAAACGGCGGGACGTCCATGATTAATTGCCGTTAAAGCTGACAAAAGTGACCGTATCCGTGTCGCCGTTCGCGTCGTCGATGGCGGCTTGGATCTGCCCGAGCATCTCGTTCAGCCGTCCGAGGTCGGCGCGGGTCACGCTCTTCCCGTTGAGCGAGTAGCTCGTGTTGAGCAAGCACGCCCGGATCGCCGCAATCGTCTCGGTCTTGAGAGTCGCGAGCGTGCCGGTGTCGATCCCCAAAAACGGGTTGTCCATCGCCATGCCCTAGCGCACGGCGTAAAAATCTTACACCGCGTCCGCTTTGGGCGTGTACCGCAGGATGCCGGCGATGGTCGCAATGCAAAGCAGCATCGCGCTTGTATCAAGTCCGTGATTCGCAGCGTTGCTCTTCGTCTCGCGCCATTCCCAGACGCCCGGCCGGATCTCAACCTTATGCTCGCCCTTGAGATGTTCGAGGTAGAGCGGATTGACGTCCTCCGGCAGTTCCCACTTGAGGTCGCCCTTGCCTTCGAGCGCGAGGCTCAAGATGTCTTTAAACCAGTCGCCGGACCAGTTGTAAAAATAGACATCGCCGCCGCGGTAGTCCGAAACCTGCGGATCGCTGAACGGGTAGTTGACCATCTGCCCGGTCGCATCGTCGCGCATCGTCCACGTCTTGCGGGCGAAACCGCGCATCCCTCGCCAGCCAAAGTCCATGCAGTCCTTGTCGACATCGCTCGGCCGGTAGCCTCGGTCCTGCGCCACGCACGCATCCGGCACGCGGTAGCGGATCTGCAACTCGCGCAACTGGTCGCGGGTGTCGATCCGACCGAACCAGAGTTGTCGGTACCGCGGACCCTGCGCCGTTGAGAACGCGCCGACCTCGGCCCAGAAATGATCTTGCTGCCGGTCAATCGCGAGGAACCGGATGACCTCGTCCGGGATCGCGGATCCGTCCGCGTAGGTCGCGACAGTGAAGCCGGACTTCGGCGCGAAGACGTTGACGACCTTTTTCTCGACGATCCACGGTCGCGAACGCGACCGGATGAACGCCCTTGCACGCCGGACATTCGACCGACCACTCGGCCGCGTGACCGGATCGGAAGCTCGTGTCCTCGACGTTGCCGGTCTCCGCGTCCATGATCGGCGCTTGGCTCACGTTGTAGATCTTCGAGCGCCCGACCTCCTCGAACTTCGACACTCGCGCGACCGCGTGACCGTAGACCTCCTGCCAACGCGGAAGCCAGATCTCGTCGTTGATTTTGTAGCGGATGCTTTGCGACTGTTGCGTCGAAAGGTTCGCCGCGTTGCACGTCAGGAAATACCCGCCGAAATAAATCTCCGTCGTCGTCCGATGCGGACCCGGCCGAGGCAGCATCGCGGCGACCGGCTTGCACCGCTCGAGCAGCGGATTGAGCCGAGACTTGGCATGACGCTCGACCATGTCGTCGGTCTGCATCGTCCACGAGATCGGACCCGGATCGTTCACGAGAATCCACGGCACCCAGACGTCCGCGACGAGCGTGCCGCCGACCTGCACGGCTTTGCGGAAGTGAACGCGCCGCACGAGCGGGTCGCGCAAGGCGTCGAAGATCGGCAGGAGCCAAGGCGTCAACCTCGCGTGGAACGGCCCCGGCGTCGCGTAGGATTCCGGCAAAACGACGTGCTTCCGCGCCCAGTCGTAAATCGGCGAGCGATCAGGCCGCGGGAGCCGGAACGCGGTGAGCAGCTGCTCGGCCTCGGTCATGCCTTAAAATGTAAATCCGACCGTCGTCGAACAACGCTCTCGAATCATTTGAGCGAAATCAGGATTCAGTTCGCAAAGAATTGCGCTGCGTCCAAGTTCAATCGCCACGGCTCCGGTTGTTCCGCTTCCTCCGAACGGATCAAGCACGATATCGCCTCCCTTGGTTCCCGCCATAATACACAACCGCGGAATCTCACTCGGAAACGTCGCGAAATGCGCGCCCTTGTAAGCCTGCGTATTTATGCTCCATACGCTGCGACGATTCGCTCGACCGCTTCCACCATCCCATTCGTTGCCGGATTTCGTTCGGTGTTGAGATGTTTGATTGTCTCCGTATTTATTCCCTCCGAAACGCGGTCCGACGGCTTTCATATTCCCGTTGGTTTTACCCGGCACGCGATCACTTCCTTTTTGATTTCCGAGATTATGTTGAGCCAAGCGTTGAACACTTGCTTCTGCTAACGGCTGCGAGATTGCCTCCGCGTCGAACCAATAATGTGCCGACTTGCTCAAGAGGAAAATGTACTCGTGCGCTTTGGTGCAACGGTCCCGAACGCTTTCCGGCATGGGGTTTGGTTTATGCCAGATGATGTCCTGCCGTAGCCACCAGCCATCAGCCTGCAACGCAAACGCCACGCGCCACGGAATCCCGATCAAGTCTTTGGATTTCAAACCTGTTTCAACGTGTACAAAACTTCCGACGGTGGTTCCCCGATTAGTTCCTTGCTTCGCCTCGCCTCGATCTGACGGCGTTCCATCGCCCATCAAACCTCTTCCTGATCCTGCGTAGCTGTCACCGAGGTTCAGCCACAACGTGCCATCCTTTTTGAGCACACGCCGAACTTCGCGGAATACCTCGACGATCTTGGCAACGTAAGCGTCAGGAGTGCTTTCCAACCCGATTTGTCCTTCGTGTCCGTAATCGCGCAGGCCAAAGTAAGGCGGCGACGTTACGCAACACGCTACCGATTCATCGGGCAGAGTCTTGAGCGAGGAAAGACAATCGCCTTCGTGAAGTTTAAAGGTAATCATTTTTCCACCGGCTGCGCTTTCTTCGGCCTGCCGCCAAGCTTGCCGTTGCGGCGGTTTGCCTCGGTCTTGCGCGCCGAGCGCACCCGACCGCCGAGGCGACCGAGCGCGACGGCGGCGGGATTTTTGGTTTCGTTGCTCATAGAGACTTGGTCTCGGCGATCACTTGTCGCCATTGCTCAATCGGCATCCGCATCGAGCGGAACTTCCGGCGCAGGCGCTGGGCGTCGCGCTCGTCGTCTCCCGTCAGCCATTCGCGAATCATTTTGCGGACGGCTTCGTTGGTGATCGTGGTGTCGTTGTTGTTCATCGTGCGAGTAAGAGAACCGAAGCGGTCGGCTTGTGCAAGACTTATTTTTGAGGAAAAAGCAGGCGCGTTTTCCACGCCTGCCCGCCGTCAATAAAACTCCCGTCCCAGACAGTCGCGCAGTCGATCCTCGACCCGACGCGACCACGCGCCGACCCAATGCGGCGGGACTGGCACCCAGACGCACCGGACCTCGAAAAAGTAGAAGTCGGTCGGCAGGATGCGGACGCCGAGCGTGGGGTCGGTCTCCCGACCCCGCCGCCCGCCTGATTCAGTAGAGGCCGAGGGCGATGCAGGCTTCATCGTCGGTGAGGATCATGTCCGACCCGAGGTCGAGGTAAGCGTGGCGCGCCAGCGCCGAATTGTAGCAGTAGAGCAAACGCTTGCCGGTCCGGCTGACGAACTCCGTTTCGGTGCCGCCGTTGGCGGGAACCCAGACGTTCTGGAACGTCTCGATTGCTTTGCGGATCGCTTGGAGGGAGTTGGTGTCGTTGTTCACGTTGAATAGGAGAACCGAACCGCTTGCCTTGTTCAAGATCTTTTTTCAGGAAAAAAAGCGCCCCGTTTCCGAGGCGCTCGCGAGGGTTAGCGGGCGATTGTCGCCAGCAGGTCGAACTCCGGCGTGCCTTGCAAATACGTCACCGAGTCCTTCTCGAAGTAGTCGGTGGAACTGTCGGTGTCGTTGCTCGGGTTTAGCTCGACCGGGAGGCCGCGGTCGTAGGTCCGAGCGTAGACCGTGATCGACTCGAGGTTGGTGATCGGAGACGCGCCGCTGCGATAGACCAGCGCCGGAAAGTAATTTCCAGCGGAGTCCTTGACGCCGTGCTTGAGGAACCGGATGCCGTTAATCGTGACGTTGTTTTTCATCGTTGTTTTGGTTTTTGGTTTTGAGTTGCTGACGGCCATCGTCAGGCACCGCGTGACGGTGCGACGCCCTTGCGGGCGTTTCGGCCTTATTCCGCGAACGTCACGCAATGCTCCGTCGCGATGCGAGCGAACTCTTGAAAAAAGCTCTTGCGAATCTCGACCGAGATCGGAGCGATCTTCGATCCGCTCATTCCGCGCAGGAAAGCGCGACCGATTTCGTCGTTCGCCGCGATGATGACGGTCGTGGTTCCGAAGTCGCCGAAGGTAATCTTGAGGTTAGTGGAGGTCATGGTCGTTGTTTTTTTTGGTTGTTGGATTAACTGAACGAGACAGACAAAAACCGAACCGCTCCGGTTCCGCAAGAAAAATCTTTCGATCAAACGCACTTTTTTTCGGACAGTCCGAAACCGACCAACTGCTCGCGGAGATCCCTCGGCGATGCGACGTCGCACAAGTCGCGGCACGCGATTTCGTAGAGGTCCGCGAACGTCGCGAACTTCGATCCGTCGCTCCGCTTTCGGATCGAGCCTTTCGGGAAAAGGCGCGCACGCTCGAGGAACTTCGCCTTCGGAATCCAGCCGCAGATCGTAAGCTCGTTGCGCGTCTTGTGCAGGCTGCAAAACAGCAGCGCATCAACCGCGAATGAAAGTTGCGCCGCCAAAAAGTTATTCACGAAGTCTGGTCGAACGTCGGTCGTCCGGCCCATTGTTTTGATGTCGAGAGAGACGCCGGCGAACCGGCAATCGACTCCGTCATCGCAGCCGTTGCCTCCGTCGTTGAGCGGCAGACCGAACAAGCGCAGCACCGCGTTCTCGGCGATGACCCCGGTCAACTGTTGTTCCGGCGTTCCGTTCCCGTGGGAGCGTTGTCCGAAGTTGTACGAAGCGACCTGCCGCAGGGCGTGCTCGATGACATCTCGAGCGACGCAGATCTTGAACATATCAGTCGGCGTCCTCGCGCTGGTCGTTCAGCGCCTCGCGCTGAAAGTTCGCGATGTTGCTCTCGATGAC